AAGCCCGGGGGGTGTCGAGCTCGCGACCCCTCTCCCCCCGTTTGGCTGAAAATAGAAATAGAAAGATTCGAACTTTCAGCTTTCTCTTGATTCAACCTTTTTGTAGTTTCCTGTCAAGTCAAGCGCAACGATCTCATCGATCGCTTGATTCGTTGCAAGAACTTCATCAGCTTCAGACAGTTCGTCACTAGTCCATGCCACCCTACCCAGGTAGGAGGTGGTGTGGTACCCATGTGCCTCATCCCATTCATACCATTGATAGAACGAATCGAACGGATCGTAAGGGTTGTCCAGTGTAGTAAGCCTAGCAGCCTGCATGGTAGGGGTGCACCACCTCTGCTGTAATGTAGTGTATGGGTGGGTGTACACAGGGCCCCTAAAGAGACCCCTATGTATAGGAGCCGCGATAGAGGCCCTGTGCAGAAGGCCTTCTCAGAGACCCTGTGTAGAGCGAAGGCCCGAGTGAGCTTCTCTGCGGAATCAGGAAACAACGGAACGCAAGCTCAGAGAAGCTTCGTGTGTAGAGCCCTGTGGCTAGGCCACTGTAGCAGTACCCGAAAGGTACTCACGAACTCTAGTAGGACTGATGCCCAGGGCATCGGCGATCTCGGCGACGGTCGAACCGTTCTTCCTGTAAATAGAAATGCGATTCGCCTGGCGCTTTGTAAGGGGCTGGGTCTGCTTGGGCATAGCCAAAGATTTGAGGTGATCCAAATCTGCGCTTTCGAGAATTTGATCAAGCATTGACTGCGACACAGCACCCTCCTGGATGGCCCGGTACTGGAGGGGGGTGGGGCGGATCCGGGTGGCGTTTCTATCGTACCCCAGTCTTTGACGGGCGGTCTTTAATGCCATGGCGGTTAGTTTGGCCCGGTCCTTGTAAGACATGTCGGGATTTGAACGTACCTTGGCATCGACCACGCCGTTAGCAATAACCTGAGCCTGTCTCTCCAGGGGCTTCGCTTTACGGGCCACATTGATCTGGGCCTTGAGTTCAGCCACCTCTCGAGAATAACGACGGGCAGCCTGGGGGTTCTTCTTGACCCTGGGCTGTGATACGGCTTCCTTCCTCGCTTTGTTGGCCATGGCCTTGAGCGAGTTGGCGTGCTCAGCATACAGGTTTTCCATCCGAGTGCCCGAAGACAAAGAGTAGGCGTCATCGGTCAGAGCCATACGTGGGGCTTTCTCAGTGCGCAGCACTTTCTTGCCCCGGGAATCGATATAGCTCTCGCCAGTTTCAACCCACACCTTCTTGCCGGTCTTCGGATCAATACCCCCGCCCTCTCGAGCAGAGCGGGTCTTGCGCTTGGGTATACGCTTCTCGCCGCTGGCCCTAGAAATAAGGGTTGATGCTCCACCGGACTGGTACTTCTTCTTGAGTGCAGCGATACCGTTGTCACGCTCGGACTGCTTGTAGTTGAGTTGGTGCTTCTCCGCGTCGATAACGACCATGGAGTGGCGAACAGCCCGGGCCAGCTCCTGCTCACTGGCGCCCTTGATGGTCATGTCGGTAATAAGATTACTGATCTTACCCATCTGTGTCTGGGTGTCGGACATGACTTTCATGCCGTCGTACTTCGGATAAGCCCGTTTCGGGTCAAAGCCCTCCAAACCCTTCAACGGCTTACTGGCTTTGATCCTGGTCTTGCCGCGATGCGGAATGACCACCACACTATCTCCGTCGAAGTCGGCACCGCTGAGTCTCTCTGCAACGCTGGGGTGAATACCGACAGCGTCGGTCACCTGCCCTAGGATGCGGCGAGCCTTCTTGTTGCGGTTGTTGACAACGAGCTGGGGGATCTCGAAAGTACCGCCATGCGGATAACGAACGAGCGATACAACCTCGCCGTCCCTATAGTTCGGCGCGTAGATCTCGTTCTTCTTCATATGAGGCAGAGGAAGAATGACCTGCGAACTCTGACCTGGGAGGGCCTTGGCCTTGAGGTGGACGGACGCTGAGTCGCAATCATCGGCCAACGAAATGAGCAGCTTCTTTCGAAGGCTCGGATTCGTCAGCTTCATGATGTCATCGTACTGCTTCTGCTTCGACTCCCGCACTTTGGCGAGCTGCTTCTTGGCGAGAACGGGGGACTGCTTCGAAAGGAACTGGGAAGCGAGAGACTGACTCCACTTGTCCCAGGTTCCCTCGTCGTTGACGATGTTGATCGCCGACAGCTTCCGTTTGCCGTCCTTGCCTTTGAAGTACAGCTGCTTGCGGATGGTGGCGCCGAACGGATTGTCGGGATCCTTCTTCATCGGTTTCAGGACGGTGTTGTCTTTTGGACCGAGCTTCGGTGTACCCTTCTTCTTGTTCGTGTTGAAGACAACGTCAACGCCTTTAGGCAGGTCATCGCTATACATGGCCATGCCCTTGAGGTAATGGGTCCCGTCCACGGCGATTCGAACCTGAGCGTAGGTGCTGTTTCCTAGCGAGAGGTCTTTCACCCCGCGGCGAATCTGAATGACCCCATCCATGTCCGTGCCTCCGTCCTCATCGTAGCGAACTTTGATCCGCTTGGATGAAATGGATGAAGGCTTCTTGATTCCCGTGGTGAACGCGCCATCCAGGTCCGCGGCGATTCCCGGGGTCCGGATCTTGTCGCGGTTGGCCATCAGATCGGAGCGCTTCGTTCCAGGAGGCGAGAGGACCTTGAGCGTGGTGAACTTATCACTCCCGGCCTGTTTGATATAGACCTCGTTGGTGACGTATCCGCGCTGCTTGAGGACCTCCACCGCCGTGCGAAGCGTTGCGTCAGAGCAACCCATGTTGAGCTCGACGCCGGCGCCGTATTCGATGTACTTGTGCTTCTTGGCCTGCTCAGCCAGAATGTCTGCAGTCCTGTTAACGTTGGACTTGATCTCGCGGGCGTCCTTGGAAAGAAGGTTTCGAACGGAGGATTCGTTGATCCCCATCTTCTCGGCGATGACCGTGTTCGGAAGTCCGGCCTGCTTCATGCGGACGGCTCGCGAAATGTCTCCCGCCCGCTTCTCCTCGCCGAGGTGCATCCCGATGGCTCGGAACTCAGTTGTGGACATTCCCCAGCCTCGAGCAATATCGGTGTCACTCAGTCCTTGGTCGCGAAGGCGCTGTCTCTCGGCGAAGAAACCCTTAGCGCTCTGGTAGGGATCCTTACCCGATCCCCAGGGGTACCGTCCCGAATGGCGGGGGGTGCCGTAGTGAACGAGAATATCGTCCGGAAGCATTGAACCTCCTGCTCTAGCCCTCAGGCATCTTCGAGCTTGATGTCTTCGATAAGTTTGTTGAAGTGAACGATCTTGTCGACGATATGGCCGAGCTCATCAACATCGGGCTCTTCGATCCTCACCTCGTCATTCTGGTAGATCCGCAGCTCTGCCGAAATATCGCCAGGACGGACGTCGTACTCCAGGCAGAAGATGGCCGCATAGATCTTGAGTTGGGTCATGCTGACCGGAGTCGTTCCCGTCTTGAGATCGTGGATCCGGAGAAATCGAGAATTCTCGTAGAAGCGGATGGCGTCAGCTGTCCCGTAGACGTTCGGGGAATAGTAAAGAACTTGCTCGGGGGTCATGCGATACCCGATGGCGTCGTTCACGTAGGCGTTGAACGTCACCTTGTTGCGAGGCATGCGCATACCGAGGCGAATGTGCTCGGCGGCCATTGCGTGAAGGCGAGTTCCGATAGCTGCGGCCTGGGCCGTGCGGTAGGACTCGATCAACTTGGCGTCGTCGTAGTTCACCCAGTGATACTTGCTGGCGCTCAGAAATGCGTGTGCGCCCTCAAGCCTCGAGTGATCGTTGAACTTCATCTAGGATGTGCTCCTTGTTGGACGGATCGATGAACGCGGCGTAGGCCATGTCGTCCATCTTGGATACATACCAATCCTGATTCGGACGGTGCTTGGCCTTGGGGGAGGCCTTCACCTCGAGGGCGGCCCATCTGTCTCGATGGAGGACGAGGAGATCAGGAACACCCTGCTTGTAGTTCGGGTCGTTCTTCAAAACCATACTGCCCGGAAGCCGGTTCTTGATCTCCTTGATGAGCTTGGCCTGGAAGTCTCGTTCGAGCATGGTGACTCCGGTAAATCGATAGGAGATGATCCTCCTTCATTATAATGCATGTTGAGTAGGCGATATGGTGGGTATGGAAAGTCTTGGGTCGGGGTCGATCACGTCAAAGATGTTACAGATGTTACGGATGTTAAATCTGTGGCGAAACCTGTAACTGGTGTGACTATTTGTGACTGGTGTGACAGGAGTAAACGATTCTAGCCAAAACCAGTACTTTCCCTATATCGCCATATTTTTTCTATATCTCTCTCTCTTTTTTATTATTTATTTTTCAAGTAGTAAGAAGTAAGGATTTGGCTTCTAGGGGGTACAAAAGCGCGTGATTCCAACGAAAAGTCCACCAGCCAAATCCTAAATCGGAGCCACGAATCTGACTGCGAGGCCAAAAAGCAGCCAAAGCCTGTCGGGACAAACATGTCAAGCAGTGGCTTCTAGCCCTCGATAGCCGAAAAAAAAACCGCCAAACAAGGCTAGAAAACCACGCTTCGACAGCTTTTCCCCA